TATCATTATATACTTGGTCTTCTATAGAGACGTGTAACTTTTCGAAACAATATTTAGAATCGATATTTTTAGTAAACGTTGTTTTACCCATACAAGAAGGCCCACATATTAGCTCTAGTGTAGGCCGCCTAGATTGCTTCATATAAATATTTAACAAGTATCTATGAAATTCCTATATAAAATAAAATTAAGATATCTTCAATTTAAGCAATGGTTATTACACAAATTCAGAAAGGACGATGATGATGACAATATATATCCTTTCTGGTGATTGATTATAAATATTTACATGAAATCTATTTTGCTATGCGGTGGGAAGGCGTGCTGTCCGACATTAATGTTACATGAAGATAAAAAAACAGTACAAATTACAGATGATGCCGGTAATATCGTTAAAATGGATATATCTCAAGCTAAATTAATAGACAAAGCATTAAAAAATCTCTTAAAGGAGGATAAATAATAATCTTTATGGATTTGCTAGCATGTATCGGTTTAATGTTTATTCTTAAATATGGTACTATTCTTAATTTTCCTAGAAAAATTGTCACAAAAATATCTTTTATAAGGGAATTATTTAAATGTAGCTTATGTTTAGGTTTTTGGTCAGGTGTTATTGTATATTTTATTAGTAAAAATGAATATATATTATTTCCTTTTGCGAGTGCTGGTGTGTGCTGGATAATAGATAATTTTAATAATGTACTTCAATCAATTGAAATAAAGCTTGATAAAGAAGATTCGTAATATATAATTAATTATATGAAGTTCACAAGCACAAAAATTATTGAACTAGGAATTTGCTGAGAAGGCTGGCAGTATTTGTTAAAATGGGTAAAGGAAGTAAAAGACGAAATGGAGAAAATACAAGAAATATTGTATCCAATTGGGATGAAATTGATTGGGGATATATAAAGTTTACTAAAGACGAAGAAGCCGATAAAGAAAAAGATGAGCGAAAAAGAATCAACGATACTAAACGTCGACGGAAATGATACAATTTATCTATCAGATGATAAGATATTTTATACAGTAGAAGGAGAGGGTGAACTTATAGGTTACCCTTCTGTGTTTATGCGACTTTCGATGTGTAACTTAACATGTCAGGGCTTCGCGACGGAAGACTCACCTCATGGATGTGATAGTTATATTTCTTGGAGTGTAAAAAACAAACTTACATTAAAAGAGGTACTTGACTTCCTTGCAAGCAGCGGTTATAAAGATCATTTATATAATGGTGCTATATTAAAAATTACCGGCGGAGAGCCTTTAGTACAACAAAAGGCATTATTACGTTTTTTAAGTTATATGGAAGTTGAATGGGGATGGATTCCTCGTATAGATTTTGAAACTAATGCAACTATTTTACCCGATAAAGAGTGGTCTCGAGTCGCTGCTACGTTTACTACATCTCCCAAAATGAGCAATAACGGCGATCCCGTGGATAGACGATATAAACCTAAAGTATTAGAGTGGCATGCGCTGATGAATTCCGGCTTTAAGTTTGTTATTAATCAAGAATCAGACATAGATGAAGTTTTTGGTAAATATGTTGTACCGTTTGATATACCTACAGGCAGGATATGGTTAATGCCTTGTTGCGGCAGCAGAGAAGAGCATATAGAAAAGGCTCCTATGGTTGCTGAGCTAGCTAAGAAGTATAGATTTAACTTTAGTCCTAGATTACACTTACTTATATGGGATATGGCATTAAAAGTGTAATTAATTAAATATTAAATAATATGAGGATTGCAATTAGTGGGACAGCGTGTCAAGGTAAAACAACTTTAATTACAGACTTTTTAGAGCAATGGCCTAATTATAAAACACCTAAAAAGACTTATAGAGATATTATTAAAGAAAACAATCTCGATCATTCTTCTAAAACTAATAAAAAAACACAAAAAAAGATTTTAGATTTTATGATTAAAGAGCAAAAGAAATATCGTGGCTCTGATAATGTAATTTTTGATAGATGTCCGTTAGATAATCTTGTATATAGTATATGGGCAACCGAACAGCCTGACTTAGATATCGATGATAAATTTGTACAAAAATGTATACCTCTTGTTAGAGAAAGTTTTCGTAATTTAGATATTATATTCTTTACACCTATAACAAAAGTTGCATCTGTTGAACATGTAGAAGATGATTTACGTGACACCGATCCTAAAGTTATAGAAGGAATTGATAATATATTTAAAGCTATGCATCGAGAATATATGAATAACGACGCTAGTGTATTTTTTATAAAAGACGATAGGCCTGGTATTATAGAAGTATTTGGTAGTAGAAGAGAGCGGATAGAGATACTTAAGCTTTATATAGACGCTGAAGGAGATATACATCCAGGAGGTAATCTTATTGACGAAGACATGTTAGCTGATATGCAATCATTAAGCGGAGTATGGAAGGACGTAGATCCTACAGAACATTCTCATCTACAGAAAGCTATAGAAGAGCAAATTAAGAAGAATCGCACCGGTCGTATGAATAAATAATTATATGACGAATTATGATAAATTATGTGAACGATATATGACCAGGCAAGTACGTTCCTTTTATCCTCGTAAATTTGAACTATCAAAAGAGTTTCTTGATGCGTTTAAATTAGAATATTCTAGATTAGTTGAAGGCGGTCAAAACCGAAAGACATTATTAGAGAGAATTCGTAAGGCTCTATCCTTTCACCTTTAATGTTTGTAGCACTTTAACAATATATTTTAATATTTCTGATCTTACAATATCTAGTTCATTAAACTTAAATGTATATATTCCACGCTCGTGAGATGCTTTACTATCAAAAGCACTTATAATTGTTTTAAATCCAGTCTTATTCCCTATATCGCTTTGCTGAGTGTCGCCAGTAACTATATATTTTGTATTTTCGCCAAACCTTGTTAAAATTGTAGTTAATTCTACTTGTGTTAAATTTTGTGCTTCGTCCACAATAACACATGCATTATTAAACGTTAGCCCTCGTACATAATTAACAGGGACACATTTAACATATTCTTCAGTTATTAAACTAGAAGACATAGATTTATCTAAAAACTCATTTAATTTTTCAAACAACGGGAAGCACCACGGTAAAAACTTTTCATCGGCTTCGCCTGGGAGAGATCCCATACTTTTTGAAGCAGACTCTACTATACTTCTTATATAAATAATTTCCTGTACTTTATGTGTACGCAATAACTGTAATGCTACATAAACTGAAAGATATGTTTTTGCCGACCCAGCTGGTCCGTCAACTATTACCATTTTACATTGATCTTTAAAACAAGCCTCAAGAAATTCTTGATGAACAGGGGTAATTTCGTATTTTTGTTTTATATCAAAATCTAAGAATATATTTTTTTGTATACTTTCTTCAATTTCGTTGTTCTTTATAACTGTTTTTCTACTAACTCGTCTACCGCTTAATGCAGTTTTCTTAGTTGAGTTAGAAACCGACGCGTCCCGTCTTTTTCTAGCCATATCTGTAAGTATTTATTGCATTTCACGTAAATTGAAATCAATAATTACACATTTATTAGTGATAAAAATATTTACAGGTTGGAGTAATTCAGGTGGTTCAACGACCGCATTAATTAATCTATGTAATTTATTTAACAACAATGGTTATGAATGTGTAATGTATGGCCCACACGACTGGCATCTTGATAAATGTCGTGGAGCAAAGCTACAAACGGCGACTATTAAAGAATCAGATAAAGTTATATACCATTTTTTAAATATAAGAAAAACAAGACCGCCAGTTGATAAGTTTATTTTAAGCTTACATGAAAAAGCTTTATACCCTCTTAGAGAAAAACCTGTTCATATTTTTGATAAAATACATTTTTTAAATAAAGAGCAAATTAATTGGCATGGTGTTTATAAAGATCTTTCATGGTTTATATGTGGTAATGCTCATGAGAAGTTAATACCCTTTAAACAGTCGAAACAGAGAGTAGCCGGCATTATAGGTAATATTGATAAAAATAAGCAAGTACATATTTCAATACAACGAGCTCTTAAAGATGATCATAAAGATATTCGAATATATGGTAACAATAATGATCCTCAGTATTGGAATAGTCATGTACAACCGTTGTTAAATAAACATTCTAATATAGTTAAATTTATTGGATATGAGAACGATAAACAAAAAGTGTATAATACATTAACTGATGTATATCATTCTTCACTATCTGAGAACGCTTCGCTTGTATATGATGAATGTAGATTGACAGAAGTTAATTTTCACGGTAATGAAAATATTGTTAATCAGCCTATTTGGCATAATGATGCTATTTTAAAATTATGGGCTACCCAATTAGAACTATGAGCAATATTATTCAAACACTATGGATTGGAGATACTCTTTCAACTATGGAGATTTTATCTTTAAATTCGTTTGTTAAAAATAATATGGAGATTCATTTATATTGTTATGAAAACATACAAAATGTACCTAACGGAGTAGTTATAAAAGACGGTATAGATATTCTACCTAAAGAAGATATCTTCGCATATCAAATTGGACCCGGTAAAGGATCCTATTCTGCTTTTTCTAACTATTTTCGATATAAGCTTTTATATGAGAAGGGCGGTTGGTGGGTCGATACAGACATGGTTTGCTTACAGCCATGGGATTTTACAGAAGATTATGTATTTTGTTCTGAGGAAGATTATGAAACACATAAACCGATATTAAACACAGGAGCTATTAAATGTCCAAAAGCTGATAAGTTGTTGGATTATTGTTATAATGAATGTCTAAAAAAGGATAAGCAACTATTACAATGGGGAGTCGTTGGTCCTAAGCTGCTAAACGAAGCTGTAACTAAATTTAATTATAATCAATATATTAAACCTATACATACGTTTTGTTTTATAGCGCCTTTTAGGTCAAATCTGTTTGTTATTCCAGGACAAAAAATAAAACCTAGTAAAAGTATATATGGATTACATTTATGGAATGAAGCATGGCGCCGATTAGGTATAGATAAGCATGGACAATACCCTGAAACTTCAATCTATGAGCAATTAAAATTAAAATATGTATAATATAGTATTTTTAGTTAAAAAAGATTATTTCAACACGAAGATGTCCCGTGTTAGATTTCATTCTATTAGAGCTTTATTTAACAATGAGCGAGTTAATGGCATATACGCAGGTCCTGGTTGGGATAATTGGACTTCGACCGCATCAGCACAAGAGAATTTGAATGATATTCTTAAGGGACAGGAATGTCATTTGGTTATTGGTTATAAGCCTCTTGAAATACAAGGATTTGCGGATATTTCTTATACAAAATGCATTCGCTATAACGAAATGTACGATAGGAATTGGACGTTAAAAGAAATAACTGAAAGTAAAACTAATGTTATTATATGTCATCATTATAATGATTATAAAGAATATGCAAATATTCTAAAAAAGAAAAAACTTAAGCATATTAAGCGCTTAACTTGGATACCACATAGCGCCGAAGCAAATATATTTAAACCTAAACCAGAAATAGAAAAAAAATATGATGTAGCACTGGTCGGTGCTACTAATGCTACAACGATATTAGGAGAACATTACCCCTTAAGAGTAAGGATGTCTAGATTACTTAAATATATGCCATCTCAATATAAATGTACTGTTATTCCGCACGTCGGTGGTGAACATTCTGATGCATATACAGATAAATATGCTGTCGATTTTGCTAATAAAATAAATTCAGCTAAAATTATTATAACAGATAGTGGTGTTCCTAAATCTAGATTTGGAAAGTATATAGAAGTACCTATGTGCGGTGTTGCTTTAGCAGGAGATGTATATGACGATCATCCAAAAGATGTTAAATTATTAAAGTCTTTTTTAATTGATATTAATATGCAAATGTCTGATGAAGAAATTATTAAAAAACTTGTTTATTATCTAGAGAACGAAAAAGAAAGAAATATATTAATTGATAACGGTATAAAATATACATTAGATTTTTCTCAAGAGAAATATGCTGATAGGTTTATTGAACGAGTATTAGAACCTATTAAGCGACCCCAGAGAAATTGGTATGATGATCTTTGTGATTATTATAATGTCTCTCCAGAGGAAGCTGATAAATTAGGAACAAGATCTTCAGGAAGAAAGCCTTCTTTCCCTGGTTCGGCAACTTGTCAACCTGTATCTGGGATGACAATGGAAGAAATATGGGAAAGTAACCCAAGAGACACAACAGCTGAAATATTTGAATTTTATAAAGATCTAGGTTCATGGTCTTCTTTTCGTCAATGTAAATATCATGCAGAAGCTGGAGGAAACGTTCACCGAGTAGGTGAGTTTTTAATGAAAGATATAAAAGATAATTATTTTGATGAAAAAAAAGATGAATATCATATTTTAGAATATGGTAGTGGAGTTGCTCCTACGTCTATATGGATTGCAGATAATTTTCCTGAGTTAAGAGATAAAATATTCTTTTATATTGTTGATGTGCCTTGTGAGCATTTAACATTTGGAGAGTGGAGATTAAAGACAAGAGGTTTTAATGTTCATAAGCACGAACTTAAACCAGATATTTTCCCTGAATATGATGTTAAATTTGACGCAATGCTGTTTGTAGATTGTTTGGAACATATGGATGCTCCTTATAATGCAATAAAGCATTTTTTATCATGTTGTCATAACAAAACTCTTTTCTTTGAAACTTGGGTTGAACATACTGACAAGGGAGTTGGTTGTGATTTAGATAGAGACGTAGAGACAACAAAAGAATTAATAAATAAAGAATTTTCATTAATTGATTGTCATGATGGATTTATGAGAAGATGGATAAAAAATGAAAACAACCTCTTTACATAGAGTTAACTATTTTGATTTAGGTCTCCACACTGGTTTAGAGCTACGTTATGCTCTTACTCGGGTGTTGATACCTGCTGCGAACAAAAAGTTAATAGATTTTCAAGCTTATGGCTTTGAAGCGTGCGAGGCGGCTGTATTATTTGTTAAACACCAATTACAATTGAAGCCAAATTCCAAGGAATCTTACGATTCTACAACAATAATTCATAAAGCTATTTCAAATACACAAGATAAAATTAAGCTTTATTACACTGACCGAGAGAAACAACCTGAGGGAGCTGGGAATTCTATTTTTAGAACTAAAAATAATGTAACAGATAGTTATGAAGAGGTCGATGGTATTATATTTTCTAAATGGTTAAAAGAAAATGTACCTAATTATAAGAAACACTTTAATATTTTGAAGGTTA